GGGTTGAAAAAATAGAGCCAATTTCAGAAAACCATAAATATGAATTAGAGTTAATAGGGAGAACACGTAATGAAGACGTTCAGAGAATTAAAAGAGGGCCTCAACGACCCCAATATATTTAAGGCATTCTTTCTTGCTGGTGGTCCCGGTAGTGGAAAGTCTTACGTTGCCGGAAAAACTTTAGGTGGTTCTGGCCTCAGAACTGTAAACTCTGATGACGCATTTGAAGCCCTGCTTACCAAAGCAGGGTTGTCTATGAAGATGCCGCCAGAAGAAGAAGCAGAAAGAGATGTTGTTCGGGCCCGAGCAAAATCAATCACTAAAGCACGACAAGAGAATTACCTAGAAGGTCGCATTGGACTTATCATTGACGGCACGGGTAAGGACTATGAAAAACTCACAAGACAAGCTGCGATGCTTCAGGAACTTGGTTATGACACACATATGTTATTTGTGAACACTTCTCTTGATGTTGCACTTGAAAGAAATCAGAAGAGAGCTAGAACTGTTCCTGAACCATTAGTGGTCAAGTCTTGGAACGAAGTGCAAAACAATATCGGTAAGTTTCAAAATTTCTTCAAGGGTAATTTCATCATTGTAGATAACAATGACGCACAAGAAGATGTGCTGACTTCTGTTTTCAAAGAAGTTCGTAAGATGCTTGGTAAGAAGGTCAGAAACCACAGTGCGAAACAGTGGGTTGATATGGAAATGAAACGTAGAGGTATCACAAAAGCACCAAAGGGATTTTAACCAATGACACCAGGATTCAAACATCAAATTTCTGATTCAGAACTGGAATTGACTCCATCAGCAAAAGTAAAATTTGCAGAGGTGTGGAAAGATGTTAAAGATGAAAATATTGAAGCAGTGCGAGTTTATGTCACTGGTGGTGGTTGTAGTGGTATGACATATGGTATGACCCTCACTGACCGTCGCACAGAATTTGATGTGGTTAAGTCGGAGGACACTTTTGATATATACGTCGATATATTTGCACTGAATTATCTTCGTGGTGCTAAGATTGACTACCAAATAAAACCATCTGGCAACACTTTCATATTCCATAATGTATTTGAGAGCACTGGTGGCAGTGGAATGTGTGGCGGTTGTGGTGCAGCCGGTGGTTGTGGGTAAACTAGAAATCTATTGACAAATCACGTCCTTTTTTGATATAGTGTTGTTATTGCATAAAAGGAGCAAATTCTATGTATGGTGAAAATTATTGGCCGCCCTCCCATGAAGAACCTTATTGGAATGAATTACATCATTACAATGACACTCTTGCTCGTTGGGAATATAATTGTCAAACAGAACTAGAACGGTGGCACCTTTTCCTAGAATCTAAATACCAAGATTATCCAGATTGGACACAATTTGAATTAGTAGAAGAATGAATGTAACACAAACAGCACAAAAAAGGATAGATGATATACTTACTTTTGATTCTGTATTTCGCATAGAGATACAGGGCGGCGGTTGCACTGGTTTCAAGTATAACTTTGACATAACAGATGTTGAAGAAGATGACATACACATAGGAAATAAAGTGGTGGTAGACCCTTTTAGTATGACTTATTTGGAGGGCTCTACTTTGGACTTTAAAAACGATGTCTTTTCACAGTCGTTTGTGATAGAAAATCCTAATGTCAAAACAACATGTGGCTGTGGTGAGAGTATAGGATTCTAGGGGAAAACGGTGTATCAATATAGTTGCATAATCAGAAAAGTCGTTGATGGTGACACAATTGATGTAGATATTGATTTGGGTTTTGATACTTGGAAACTAAATGAGCGTGTGCGTCTATATGGTGTCGATACACCAGAGAGTAGAACAAGAGATCATATAGAGAAGATCTTTGGTAAAGAGGCCTCAAGAGTTGTAGAGATTTTTTTACCAGTAGGATCAAGACAGACTCTTGAGACACTTAAAGATAAAGCAGGCAAATTTGGTAGAACTCTTGGTAAGTTTATCATATTCGACCCAAAACAAGATAGAGAAACAACCATCAATGATTTTCTAATCGAAAACAACTATGCAGTTGGTTATCATGGACAATCAAAGGATGCCATAATTCAAGAGCATCTTGATAATTACATTAAACTAGTAAAAAGAAACCCGGAACTGATCAATGAAAATACTATTAGTCAGTATGTTAATAGTCGCCGTTAGTGGCTGCTCTACAACTGCGGCAATGATTTACACTGGTGTTAATACTGCTGCCAGTATAACTACAGGAAAAGGATTTATTGATAATACTTTGTCAGCAATAAAGAATAAAGATTGTAGAACACATAGATTATTTAAAGGTGAGGAGATTTGTAAAGAAGATGAGTAATTGGTGGATTGAGGAATATAAAAAATTCCATAGAGATATAAATGATTATGGTAATGGTGGAGCCATGAAATTTCACCACCTTCACATAGACGATCTAATCAAAGACACAGAAACAGAGACACTGCTTGATTTTGGTTGTGGTAAAGCAGAAGTCTATACAGAAAATGATTGGGGTTGGCCAAAGCCGACCCTTTATGATCCTGCCATACCAGAATATTCAGAGTTACCATCAGGCACCTTTCACGGTGTAATATCTACGGATGTGATGGAACACATACCCGAAGAACAACTGCCAGAGATTATTGAACAGATATTCTTACGAGCGGAACGGTTTGTGTATCTTGGTATTGCAAATAATGAATCCAGTGCAGTTCTTAGCGATGGTTCGAATGCTCATGTGACAAGAAAACCTGTTGACTGGTGGGCAGAGAAAGTTGATCAATATGCACCGGAAAAGATATATTGCCATATCAAGACATATGGTGATTCGAATGGTTATGTGATTTTGAACGAAGAACATTATTTGGAGTGGTATATTAATGGCATCTGACATCAGCGAAAAATATAGGTATGTTGTGAGAAAGGTTGGTGATAATGAGTATGAGGATCAAACATTCATTGGACTGACACCAGAGGCTGGACGATATCAAGGTGTGATATACAAATATGGCCGAGTGGGTGTTGCAGAAGAAGAAAATCCTAACGGCACCTTGAACTTCCAATTTGAATATGATATAGTAGATAGCAATGGTCACAAAAAAGAGTATTTTAGAGATGACTTTAAGAATCTGATTGGTGACATTTTGGTTGATATCATAGATAAAGAGGCACTGAATGGCAACGATTGAACAGACAGCACTTGCAAACCTAATACACAATGAACAATATGCACGTAAAGTATTACCTTTCATCAAAGGTGACTATTTCTCTGATAGGACTGAGCGCATATTGTTTGAAGAGATACAGAAGTTTGTAGAGAAGTATAATGCACTGCCCAACAAGAACTCAATCGAGGTTGAGCTGGACAGTCGCAAAGATTTGAATGAGGATGATTTCAAGAGAGTCATAGAAGTAGTCCAGAGTCTAAAGAAAGACGATGATGTAAATTTTGACTGGTTAGTAGAAACAACTGAGCAGTTTTGTAAAGAAAAGGCGGTGTATAATGCGATTGTTGACGGCATTAAAATCATTGATGGAAAAGATAAATCACGAGGTGCAGATGCTATACCTAGTATTCTCACAGATGCCCTGGCTGTTGGTTTTGACAATCGGGTTGGCCATGATTACCTTTCTGACACTGATGAGCGGTTTGAATTCTACCATAAAGTAGAAGAGAAGATTCCATTTGACTTGGAGTTCTTCAACAAAATCACTAAAGGTGGCCTACCACAGAAAACACTGAACATTGCACTTGCTGGCACTGGTGTCGGTAAATCTCTGTTCATGTGTCACATGGCAGCCAACTGCTTAAGTCAGGGCAGAAGTGTTCTGTATATCACACTAGAGATGGCAGAGGAGCGTATCGCAGAGCGTATCGATGCAAACCTGATGAACATCTCTATTGATGATTTGCATGAACTACCCAAGCAGATGTATGACACCAAGATAGACGACATCATACAGAATACCACAGGACAGTTGGTTATCAAAGAGTATCCGACTGCCTCTGCTCATAGTAATCATTTCCGTGGACTAATCAAAGAACTGGCAGTCAAGAAGTCTTTCAAGCCGGACATTATTTTTATTGACTATCTGAATATCTGTGCATCATCACGATTCAAGGCAAATGGTAATGTCAACTCTTACATGTATATCAAGGCGATTGCAGAAGAGTTGCGTGGCCTTGCGGTTGAAGTCAATGTGCCTATCATGTCTGCCACACAGACAACCAGATCAGGATACTCCAATAGTGATATTGGACTAGAAGATACATCAGAGAGTTTTGGTCTGCCTGCAACTGCTGACTTGATGTTTGCACTCATCTCCAATGAAGAACTAGAAGAGTTGAATCAGATTGCAGTCAAACAACTGAAGAACAGGTATAATGATCCAACCATAAACAAACGATTCGTGATTGGTATAGACAGGGCAAAGATGAAACTATTTGATATCAGTCAAAGTGAACAAGAGGACTTGGCTGACTCAGGTCAAGATGATGACCTGCCTGTCTTTGATAAATCATCATTTGGATATGATGGTTTTAGTGTGTAGTCTGACATTATAATCTCTTTGGTAGTTCTATTACATTTCTTACAAACTGATGTTTCTGTCAGATTACACATTGTGGTGGGGCATGTCATCCTTGCCTGATTGTATGCGGCAACAAGTTGCGAACAAAGGCCAGTGCAACATGATGGTTTTTCCATACTATATTTATGATTTATAAATACTCGAATGAAATCTTTTTTTGAAATATTGAACGAAGACAAGGGTGGCAAAAATCTGCACTTGGAGCATTTGGAAGATGAGATACTCAACTATGGTGTGACAGGTGGTCGTGCTGCCATCAACTTTCTACGTTCACTGAGAGACATGATGGCTGGTGCAAGTCGCTCATCCGTGAACATGACAGTCAAATGGGATGGTGCACCAGCAGTGTTCGCTGGTATAGACCCAAGTGACGGCAAGTTCTTTGTTGCCAAGAAAAGTGTATTCAATGTCAATCCCAAACTCTACAAGACAAATGCAGAAATAGACGCTGACCTGTCTGGCACACTAAACTCCAAGTTCAAGGTGGCTCTTGCAGAACTATCCAAGTTGGGCATCAAGAACGTTTTGCAAGGTGATCTGATGTTCACTGATGACGTGGAGACAACCACTATCGATGGTGAGAAATACTATACCTTTCAACCCAACACCATCGTCTATGCTGTGCCCGTGAGCAGTGATTTAGGCAAGACAATATCAAAGTCGAAGATTGGTATTGTTTGGCACACAACGTACAGTGGTGGGACGCTAGCGGACATGCAGGCATCGTTTGGTGCAGACATTCGTGGTTTGAAGAAACCTAGCACAGTGTGGATGGATGATGCGACATATAAGGATGTATCAGGTAAAGCAACATTCACGAAAGAAGAGACAACCAAGGTAACTGCCGTGCTCAGTGAAACTGGTAAAACATTCCAGAAAATCAACTCTGGCCAACTGACTTCATTTCTAAGACTGCAAGACAGCATGACAGGACCACTGGCAGGTGCAACACTGAAAACCTATAACAACAGCAAGGTACGTGCTGGTGAGGTTATCAAGAATCCCGCAGCACATGCAAAGGGATATGAGCAATGGGTGTTTGACTCAATCCAGAAACAGATTGACAAAGCCAAAAGTGACAAGGGTAAAGAAAAATATACCAATCTGCAAAAAGAGTATGTGCGAGAGGTAAAGAAACACACTCGCAATCTGACTCAAGTGATCACATTCCAGAATCTGCTAGTTGAGGCCAAGATGCTGATTGTCAAGAAACTGAACAGCGTCAAAGGACTTACCGACACATTCATCAAAACGGCCAATGGATTCAAGGTGACAAACCCAGAGGGATACGTTGCTATTGACAGGGTGGCGGGTAATGCGGTAAAATTGGTGGATAGAATGGAGTTCAGCTTCAATAATTTCACTGCAATCAAGGCCTGGGACTCGTAAAACCACCCATATCGGAATGATTTGTCTCCCATATCAAATCTGTTTGACTAAATCTCCAAAATGACTTGACGGTTCGCCAATATGTCTGTAGAATGGCTACTGTAACGTCAAAAAACGAGACAAGATGAACAAGAAATCCACCATTGCAAAACTACTCGCGAATGAGGACATCCACGTCGTCTCCAAACCCATGGCGACTGCGTACTTCAATGTCAAGACTCGCGAACTAGGTTTGCCCGTCTGGAAGGACGATATCACTGTAGAAGAAGAGGAGCTGATGGTCAGTCATGAGATTGGTCACGCCCTCTGGACTTCTATGGATCTTATAACTTACGGTAGGAATCGTGGCCTCAATCAGGGCATTATCAATGTTCTTGAGGACGCACGTATTGAGAAGTTTGTAAAGAGCAAGTATCCTGGTACAGTCAACCTATTCAACAAAGGTTACCGCTCACTTATCGCTCGTGACTTTTTTGGTATTGGTGACACTGATCCACAAAAGCAAAACCTGATTGACCGTATCAACCTGTATTTCAAGGGTATGTTCAACATCACATTTACCGATGAAGAATCGGTATTTGTGAAACGTACCGCTGAACTACGCACAGAGGCGGAGGTTCTTGATCTTGCTGCTGATATCACTCAGTACATGAAGGACAATCCCGAGCAGGATAACACTGATTCTGACGAGTCTGATGATTCGCAAGAGTCAATGACTGACAATCATGCCACTGGCGAGTCTGGTGAAGGATCTAGTGGCGAGTCTGGTGAGGAATCTGATTCCAGTGACGAGTCTGCTGATGAGTCTGATGGCGAGTCTGGTGATGAGCCTAAGGATGAGTCTGGTGGCCAGTCTAGTTCCAATGGCGAGTCTACTAATGACTATGAACCAGAGTCCAAGACTGACAATGCAGCCAATGAGTCCGTGAAGGATTTGGCTGACCTGGATGCCACTGAAAAGGTTTACGCACGTATTCCTAAAATCGACTCTGACAAGATGATTGTTGACTACAAAACCATCATTGATGAGTTGTCTGAGCATTATACTGAATCTAGTTGGGCGAATGGCCGCTCAAACTGGGTGCAGCATTCTCTTGACCAGATTCGCGCATTCAAAAATGACTCGAAAAAGTCTGTTGCCTACATGGTCAAAGAATTCGAGATGAAGAAGGCTGCGGACCAGTATGCTCGTGCTGCCACTTCCAAGACTGGCACGTTGGACATGGGTGCTCTGCACACATACAAATTCAATGATGATCTGTTTCGGAAAGTGACTACACTGCCCGGTGCCACTAATCATGGTATGATTATGGTGCTTGACTGGTCTGGTTCCATGTCTGAAAACTTGGTCAATACCTTTAATCAGTTGATGCAACTGGTATGGTTTTGCCGCCGCACTCAGATTCCGTTTGAAGTGCTTGCTTTCACTAAGTCATATCGTGACCGTTCTGACTCCGATTGTAAATATCTTGACCGCAAAGTTGGCGACATGATCATCCATGAGGAGGTTTCTCTTCTAAACTTCTTCTCTAGCCGCATGAATGCTGCGGAAGAAGAAAAAATGATGCACTATGTGTGGATGCTGGTCAAGAGGCTTTCCCCATACTATGAGGATTGGAGCGTTGTTGGTTATCCGGTAGATTATTGCCGGAAATATTATCTTAGTGCCACTCCGCTCAATGAGTCTATCATCGCCATGATGGATTATGCTCCTAAGTTCAAGAAGCGCACCGGCGTTCAGAAACTCAACACTATTTTCCTGACAGATGGTGAATCTGATATGCTGCTGGGCATTTGGGATTCTCATGATGAGCATATCACAATGCAGCGGTACGGTGAAGAGAATCTGATTATCGACCCTGTTACCAATAATCAGTATGAGATGAAATGTGCACGATATTCGCGAGTAAAAGAGGCAACTCCTCTGCTCCTGAAAGCCCTCAAGGCTCGTGTATCTGAAATGAATGTGCTTGGTTTCTTCATTGCTGGTCGTGGTAAGAAAGGTAGGATCGACTTGTACACATGGATGGATATTCTTGGTGCTGATAAATTTGCCGATGCTGAAAAAGCAAAAAAGGTCATCAAGAAAGATGGTGCGCTTGTTCTACCTAACACCAAAGGATATGATGAGTTCTATGTCATTCAAGGTGGCAACCAACTGGCCGTTGACAACAACCTTGAGTTGGATGACGATCTGGTTGGTGCCTCCAAGGCAAAACTGAAAACTGCCTTCAGTAAGGCATCCAAACAACGGACGCACAGTCGAGTGCTCCTGAACAAGTTCACCGCCAAGGTGGCGTAACCATCCCCATGGGGCATATCATTCCGGTATGCCCCCCATACAAAATCGGTTTGACTAAATCCTTGACAATCGCCCCCCAAATCGTTTACCATAGCTATATTAGAGTGAAAAACAAGGTCTGAATTATGAAATTGACTCCGAAAAAACTCCAGTTTGTCGTGTGCGCTTCCGAGATGTACGGAAACGGTACTGTCATCAACAAGCAGCAGACTCGTGATGCCGCAGAACGGGCTGGACTCCCGTTTCCGACTTGGTTTCGCAAGAACTGCTCTGTCGGGTACAATCAGTACCAGTTGCCTGACCTAGATGGCACGAGCACTCCTGCTTCTATTCCTGCTCCGGTTTCTGCACCTGTGGCTCAGGAAGCCGCAGTCATGAACCTGATTGCTTCCAACATGGAAGTCCAGAACCTGGTGCCTGATACCTTTGACGGATTCGTTGCATGGGGCAACCATGTTCCGCTCAAGAAGATCGTCAAGTCTGGTTTGTTCTATCCTGTCTTTGTCACTGGTCTATCCGGTAACGGTAAGACACTGATGATCGAACAGATTCACGCAGAGCTCAAGAAAGAGCTGATTCGCGTGAACATCACCATTGAGACTGATGAAGACGATTTGCTCGGTGGATTCCGTCTGGTGAACGGTGAAACCAAGTTTGTGCCTGGTCCTGTCATCGAAGCCATGGAACGTGGTTGTACGTTGCTCCTTGACGAGTGTGACTTGGGTTCTAACAAGTTGCTCGCACTCCAGCCTGTACTAGAGGGCAAGGGCGTGTTTCTCAAGAAAGTCAACAAGTGGGTTACTCCCAAGCCTGGTTTCAACGTGATGGCCACCGCCAACACTAAGGGTAAGGGTTCAGAGGATGGTCGCTTCATCGGCACCAACATTCTCAACGAGGCATTCCTTGAACGCTTCGCTGTGACTCTAGAACAGCCCTATCCTACCTCCGCAATCGAGAAGAAGATTGTACTCGGTTCGATGAACAAGTACAATGCGACTGATACAGAATTCGCTGACAAGCTTGTCATGTGGGCTGAAGTGATTCGCAAGACCTTCTATGACGGTGGCATCGATGAAGTCATCTCTACTCGTCGCCTGGACCATATCGTCAAGGCATTCGCTATCTTCGGTGACCGTATGACATCCATTGAGATGTGCGTGAACCGCTTTGATGAGGACACCAAGGCATCCTTTCTTGACCTCTACACCAAGATCGATGCTGGTGTGAACATGGATACTGTAGAGGGCGTTGTTCCTGACGCTGATGACCCATACGCTGAGGATATCAAGTTCTAATGGCTACCTATTGGGAAATCGACAAACGTATGCGAGAGGTTGCCTCCCGGCACCTCTCAATGGAATGGCTGAGTTACGAAGAATACGAAGACCTCATTGGCTT